TTCTTATACATTAGTTAAATCAATTGCAGAGGAACTTCGTGGTCTTGCTGTGGAATTTAATGTTCCTATCGTGAGTGCCACTCAGACTACTCGTTCTGGTTATGGTTCTTCTGATGTGGAACTAACAGATACTTCTGAGTCTTTTGGTCTTCCCGCAACTGCTGACCTGATGTTTGCATTGATTTCTACGGAAGAACTTGAAGGTCTTGGACAAATATTGGTCAAGCAACTGAAGAACAGATATAATGATCCGACCATCCATAAACGTTTTGTGGTTGGCATTGATCGTGCAAAAATGCGTCTTTATGACTGCGAACAATCTGCTCAAAATGATATCCTTGACAACGGAAAGGATGAAGAGTATGATTATGAAGAAAAGAAACCTAAAAAAACATTTGAGGGATTTAAATTCTAATATGACTATTGATCTTAATAAGTATGTTGAGTTTGTTAATATGACAACCTCAAATCCAAGTAAAGACCATGCCTCTTTCATCAACAGCCTTATGGAACTACGGGAACAAGAGTTTCCTACTGAGCGACTTCTTACTGCTGCTGTGGGAATGTCTGCTGAGGCAGGCGAGTTCACTGAGATTGTGAAGAAGATTGTCTTTCAAGGTAAACCAGTAAATCAAGAGAACTTGTTTCACCTAAAGCGCGAACTTGGAGACATTATGTGGTATGTTTCTCAGGCATGTATTGGATTGGATATTTCCATTGAAGAAGTTATTCAAATGAACTTTGAGAAACTGAATGCTCGTTATCCCGAAGGTGCATTTAGTATTGAACGTTCTGAAAATCGTAAGGAGGGAGATCTATGACTAAAGAAAAGCAAGTAGCAATTAAAATGGATGCTCGTACAGCAGCAGCAGTTCGTCAAGTTTTGTTTGATTCCCAAAAAGGATATACTTACGATGAAGTGAGTGTTCCTCCTCGCATTTCTGATATTCGCAGTGTCATTCAGCAACTTGATGATGGAATTGACTCTGTTCTTAGTGTTTGACCCAAAGAGTTTTTTTATAAATATCCATAGAGGAATTTAACAATTTCCTAATGGATACTAAAGATCTTAGAGGTTTGATGGAAGCATATTCTTCGGTTTATGCTCCGCAGGAAGAAATTAGTGAAGGCATAAAGAAAATCTATCATAAGATTGCTGCCAAACATCATGAGCGTCAGGCTGATAAAGCATTTGGAAAAGGCGATAGTGAAGGGTTTCAGCGTCATACTGGAAGATCTATGGTTCATAGATTGGATGCTGGAGAGAAAATCGCACAGGTTAGGAATCCAGAAAAGTTTAAAGAATATGAAAAGAAAATGAGAACCAAAAAAGAAGAACTTGATATCTTTGATGTAGTTCTTGAGTTCCTCCAAGTAGAAGGATATGCAGAAACTCTGGAAGAAGCAGAGTGGTTGATGGCAAATGTGATTGATGAGGAAGAGATTGATATTATTCTTGGTGAAGCAATCTATAGTGAAAAGGGTAAAGCAAAAGCAGCAGAAATGATTGCTAAGCGTTCTACACCTTCGGGTAGAGCAAAGCCAGGTAAAGGTGCTAATGTTGCTCAAATTAGACAAATTCGTGGTTCTGGTAGAGGACGCTTTGATAGAGAAGGTCTGGGTGGAACTCCAATGACTCCAACCATGGCTAAAAATCCAATTAAGAAACAGAACTATGATGGAACTGGAAACAAAGCAGCAAGAAGAGCAGCATCACTTAAAAAAGAAGATTTTGAATTTTGGGTAAATTCTCTTGTAGAAGAAGGTTATGATCTCTCTGATTATACTTGGGACGAAATGCGTGATATCTATGAAGCAGAGCAACTTCAAGAACTCTCAAATCGCAAACTACGTGCTTATATAAAGAAATCTGATAAAAGTCACAGAGAAATAAACAAAAAGTGGGATCAGGGAACTGCGACTGAAAAAGAAAAACTAAAATCCATTGGTCATGAAATTGGTCAGGAAAGAGCATATAAAAAACTTGATAATAGATCGGGCAGATAAATAACTGCGGAAGGTTGCTCTAACCCACTTGACTTTTAGTTGAGTGGGTTTTATAATGTCTTTATTGGGGGATTAGCTCAGTTGGTAGTAGCGCATCCTTTGCAAGGATGAAGTCATCGGTTCGAGTCCGATATCTTCCACTTCTAAATACTTGAAAGAGTTTTTTGAGTATTATGGCAATAACAGAACTTAAAAATGGTGATTTAAGTGATGACGATTATTATGATATTTACAGTGGGCCAGCAGCACCAGTTCAATGGGATAGGTCTGGTATGAGTGGTTATTTCAAACCAGGTGGTGGTGGATTTGCTTATGAAGATAATGTCTATGTTAAATTGAAAGAAATAGGATTAGTTCCAAGAACTTTTGCTCCTGCCGGAACTGCTAATGATCTTCCGGATTTGATACTAAATGTTGCTCCTGGAAAAAATCCAACACAACCTAAACAAATAAAAGTAGAGGTTAAACTTGATGATAAAGCAGATTTTGGTCAAAGTGGATTAAAGTGGAGTCCTCAAAAAAAATGGTATTTGGATGGCGCTAATACCAAAGAAAGCAGGGAAATGAGAAAACTTTTAGGTGCTATGGGAGTTCCTGAAAAAGTTAATTCTGTTTGGGGTCAACATGGACCTCCAAGAAAATTTGCCGCAACTAATGGTGGAACAAATAAAATGTCCCAGAGAGATATTGATTATGATCGTGAACACTTTAAGGATATAATGCTTACGGGACCAGATGCTCCAAGTGTTCAAACTTTATTTCGTTTTTATGGTGCAAAAAAAATTAATTACATACAAATAGGTGGGCATGGATTATATTATATGAATGCAGATCCTGCAAATTTAAAATCAATAGGAGTAAATCAATTTAATGGTACATTGAAATTGAGAATAAGAAGAAAAGCAGGTGGAAGTAGAACTCAACAGTATAACTATAGATTTTCGACTGCATTGATGATTGATAGTGCTCCTGGATCTACTGGTCTTGATTTAATAGAAAATGATTCAGAGACTTTACTGCAATTTCTTGATCCCAAGTCAATAGTTTCGGCTTGGTACGGATGATATTGTAATAAATATAAGTATATCAACAAGTAATATGAAAAGTTTTCTCAATTTTCTAACTGAAGCAAAAGAATCGCAAGCAGCAATGCAGGCGAAGAAACTTGGGTATACTGGAGACGGTCACGGCGGATGGTTGGATCGTTCTGGTAAAGTTGTTGCAAGAACCGAAAGAGGAAGACTTAAGTATATTGATGGTCGTCAACCAAAAGGTGCAGAAGAACCAGCAGCAGGAAGACAACCCGCTGGTGCTGCACCCACTGCACAACCAACTCAAGCAGCACAAGCACCTGCTCCACAACCTCAAGCAGCACCAGGACAAGCACCTGAAGAGCAACCTGCAGAAGAACTACCACCACTCACTGTTGTTTTTGGTCGCTTCAATCCACCAACAGTGGGACATGAAAAACTTCTCAAGTCTGCAAAGAGAATTTCTGCTGGTGGAGATATTAAGATCTATCCTTCAAGGTCTCAAGACCCAAAGAAGAATCCGTTAGATCCTAATACTAAAGTTTCTTATATGAAGAAAATGTTCCCAGAGTTTGAGGAGAACATTATTAATGATGAAGAAATGAAAACCATTTTCAATGTTCTCGTTACTGCAAATGAAGATGGATATACTAACGTCAATATTGTAGTTGGGTCAGATCGTCAAGCAGAGTTTGAAAACCTTGCTCAAAAGTATAATGGAGACCTTTATAATTTTGACTTAATTCGTGTTGTTTCTGCTGGCGTAAGAGATGCAGATGCTGAAGGTGTAGAAGGAATGTCAGCATCTAAAATGAGAAAAGCAGTTGTTGATGATGATTTTAAATCATTCCGTAGTGGAACTCCAAAGACACTCACTGATGCAGAAACTAAATCACTATTCAATGCAGTCCGTCAAGGAATGAATGTAAAGAAAGCAAAAGTTAAAAAAGAAAGTTTTGCATTATGGGAGATTGCTCCAAAGTGTGATATGAGAAATCTCCGTGAGAATTATATAAGAGGGAAGATTTTTAAGATTGGGGATAGAGTTCAAAATCTTAATACTGGATTGATTGGAGAGGTAATGCGCAGAGGAACCAATCATCTTATTTGCGTAACAGAAGAAGGATATATGTTCAAGTCTTGGATTAAAGATGTGATGGAATATACTGAAGTTAAGATGGATAGAATGTATAGAGAACCAGGAAAACCTAATACTCTATTTGGGACAAAGGGATATCTTAAGTATGCAGTTAAACAAACTCCAGGATCAACTTTAGGAAAAGAAAATCTTCAACCAGGTGGTAAGGCATTCTTGAATTTCATAAATAAGTATAGAAAAAATAAAGTAAGTGCTTAATCAAGATGTCTATTAATCCTCTGAATGATATCTCCAAGGTTTATTTGGAGCAGGTCGCTGCTGTTGAAGAAGGTGTAAGACCTGGTAATGTTGAAACGCCTCTTGATAAGGCAGCATTTAAGAAGCGTAGAAGAAGTCTTGCTGGAAAAGAAAAAAGAGCAGAAGCTATAGGTAGAGGACACGAAGGTAAAGAATGGTACAATAGTGGTAGAACATATTCTCCAGATGAAGCAAAGAGAAGTCGTGCAAAGATGGATGATGAAGAAAGAAGCACAAGACATCGTAGTGCTGTAGATCCTGATGATGATCGTGATGTAAACTACTACTCTGCAGATAAGACGAAGAATCCTAAGAAGATTCGCAAGCAAAAAGCAATGGGTGAACTTGGTGAATCAGCAGTTCCTGGAAAACCAGCAGAAAGACTTGGTGCAGTAACTGCCATTCCAAAGGCAGAACAAGAAGCGGCAAGAGAAAGAATACTTGCAAAAGCAAAAGCAATGAGAGAAAAGAATAAGATCAAAGAAGCACTTGATCCTGTTGGTAAAGAGGATGCTGATATTGATAATGATGGTGATACTGATAAGTCTGATAAGTATCTCCATAAGCGTAGAAAAGCAATTGGGAAGGCAATTGCAACACAGAAAGAAGCACTTGATCCTGTTGGGAAAGAAGATGATGATATTGATAATGATGGTGATGTTGATAAGTCCGATTCTTATCTAAAGAACCGTAGAAAAGTACGTTCAAAGGTAATTGCAAAAGAAGGTTACTCAAATTGGAGAGAAGACCTAATTGAGGTTGTTGGTAAAATCTCAAAAGATAAGAGTGAGGATGTAAAAATTACCGAAAAGCAAGTCAACAATAAAATTAATGTAAATCCAAAACTTGATCTTGGAGAAGCTGTAGAGAACCTTGGCGGAACTCTTCTTGAGATGGTTGAGATTGATGAAGTTGATTATATTGTGGAGAGTGTTTATGATGAACTTCTTGATGAAGGATACGATGAAGATGATATTGAAGAAGCACTTGAGTTTGCACTCACTGAAGCAAAGGTAACTTTTGGTCACGATACCGATAAACCATATCAGCATCAAAAAAAATCTGGTGCCGGTCAATTAATTAAGGCAGTTGGAAGACTTGCGCGCCAAAAACTTTCAAGCAAAGTTCGTGGTGCTAAGAAGGAAGCAGGCGCAGCAGTTGCAAGAGGAGCAAGAAAAGTTGCTAAAGGAGCATTGAATGTTGCTCGTAAGGTAGAAGGTGGCGATAAAACTCCAAGCACTGCACATACAAAAACAAGAACCGCATCAACATATCGCGGTGCTGGTGCCGGACAAAAAGAAAAAGTAAGTAGTGGTTCTTATACTCCCCCAACCAAGAAGAAGGCAGAAAAACCTGCTGATCCTTGGGGAAATGCAACAGTTCCTCAGAAACCAAAACCAAAACCAAAACCAGAAAAACCTGCTGATCCTTGGGGAAGTGCAACTACTCCACCAAAACCAAAAGCTAAGAAAAAGAAAGCAGCAGCGCCTAAAGCAACAAAACCAAAATCACCTGCTGCAACTGCGCCAAAGAAAAAAAGGGGAAAGTCTAAGTTAGATGACCTTCTTGCTGATATTAGAGGTGAGCAAGTTCAAATTGATGAAAAGACTTTAAGTGCTGCTGAGACTAAAGAAAAGGAAAGAATCGTGAAGTCTATGAAGGACAAAGTAGCAGACTTTGAAAAGAGATATCCTGGTCGTGGAAAAGAAGTGATGTATGCAACTGCTACTAAGATGGCAAAGAAAATTGCTGAACAAGCAATGGAACTTCAACCAAAAACACAACAGCAGTCTGGGCAACAAAATACTATGCAAAAGAAAGCCGCTCAGCAAAAGGATAGACAAAAACAGCAAGAAGTTCAAATCCTTCAAAGAAAACTTCAGGCACTGAGATCTGCTCCTAAAGGTGTGGATACTGATATTACAGCTTGAATTCCTAAATAGTGGTGGATACCTTTTATAGGAGGACATCATGGGAGCAGTAGTCGCAGTGGTAAAACCACTTGTTATTTCAATTGCAACTCATCCGGCAGTGAAAAATCTTGTTATTGAGCTTCTTGAGAAATATGTGAAGACGACTGATAATACCGTAGATGATGTAGTAGTTACCTTGGTTAAAGAAAAACTCTTTACGCCACAAGGATGATTACTTGTTTCGTAACTAATTGGGGAGTAACCATAGTTCTTGGATTACTTTTAACTCTATCTGAGTGGTTAGCAAAAACAAAAAAATTTGAAGAAAACGGATTACTTGATCTTACAACTAACTTTTTGAGAGTTGTTTTACGTAAAGGAGACCGAAAGTAGGGTCTCCTTTTTTTATAAATAATTTTTAGCAAATAACTTTTTAAGGTAAAGAGAATGGCACTCTGGGGTAATAACGATTCTGTTTATTCTGCTGGTACAGTTGCAGTAAATTACAACACCCTTGTTGTTACTGGAACTGGAACCACTTTTGATACCAATGGTGTTGCCGTTGGTGATGTAATTCAAATTGGTGCTGGGTCTACTTTTGGTGAAGCTGTAATTGTTGGAGTCAGCAGTGCAACTCTATCAATTGCATCAACTCAGTTCCTAAGTGGTGCTGCTATTTCTGGTGCAGCATATAACATTAACCAACAACCAAAGTATGCTCTTGGAGTTGGAAGAACCAGTAGAGGAACAGTCAATCCATCTCTGGTTTATGGTGTTGATGCAAATGAAGTCAGCATTGCTTCAACTACTGCATATGCTGTTACTCATAGTGGTTGGGTTGCAGTTGGAGCTACCTATATTGATGCTGAAGGTAACCTGAGAGTTAAGCATGAAGTTCTGGTTGCTGGTGGTATTAACACTACATCTGATGCTAACGACGACGCAATCTTCCTTCCTTGATGGATAATGTATGATTTTTAATGAGTTGAATGAGGATAATTTCCTTTTATTTGCAATTAAATATTATGAGAATCCTCAGGCAGTAACTAAGGAAGATTTTGAAAAAGATTTAAATCATTTCAAATATATTAAAAGATTATTGAAACGATACAAGAATACTGGTCAGTTAAAAACTCACCTACTTCTTAATCATTTTATTATTCTTTATAATATTTTTGGTGAAGCAACAACTCCAATGCTTTTTTATAAGATTGAAAAAGAGTTGTGGTCTGCAATGAAGACTTTTATAATCTTCCTTGGTAAATTACCAGAATATCCAAAATGTTATATACATGATATTCAAGTTGATATCTATTGCCTTTCTGAACTCTATAAAATCTACAATGGAAAAGAAGAAACTGGACAAGATAATTGAAATCATTAGAGAGCAGATGGTAACTGGTTCCACTGCTGGCGCTGCTGGGTTTAGTGCATCTGCCGACCCTAAAGGTCCAACTGCTGGTTTTGATCCTGTTATGGGTTTAACAAGAAGAAAGAAATATGCATCTTTGGGAGCAGGATCCCGCAAACGCTGGATGAAAAACAAACCATCGCAGTAAATCAATGTTTGGACAAGACTCAAAGATTAAGGTTGCAGTTCTTGAAGAAAGAGTAAAAATTCATGAGGAAATGGTTGAACGTGTGGATGCAGCCATTCAAACTTTGAGTGAAACCAATCAAAATATTTGCAAGATGCTCGCGGTACATGATGAAAGAATTTTTAATTGTGCCCGAAGTGATGAAGATATTAATGAAAAGATGGGTAAGTTAGAAGTTAAAGTAGAAGAACTTTCTAGATTTAAATGGATGGCAGCGGGAATAGTATCCATCGCTTTATTATTTGTTCCAGTTGTAACAGATTTTATAACTTCTTCGGTAAATTCAATAGCAGAACAAGTAAGAAATAAATAATTGAGTGTTGGCACAAGATGCCAGTGAAAACTAAAAATAAGACAACGATCTATTCTCTTCAAAAAATAACAAATTCGGTTATAAAATGGACTGCACTTATAACCGTTTTATGTGTTGACAAAACTCAGTAACCTGGTAGAATAGGTAGACTCCTCATCATATTGTCATGGATTTTGTTGATGTTAAATACATCAATTTGATTTCGGTAAGATTTCAAAAATTTAAAAAGGTAAAGCATAATCTTTATAATTTTCGTTGCCCTATTTGCGGAGATTCTCAAAAGAACAAAAATAAGGCAAGAGGATATCTTTACCAAGTAAAAAATAATACAAATTTCAAATGCCACAATTGTGGGATTAATATATCTTTTAATAACTTTCTAAAGCAGATTGATACTTCTGTATATAAACAATATACTTTTGAGAAGTTTAAAGAGGGGCATACCGGAAAAAATTTCACTGCAGATGAACCTGTATTTAAGTTTGAAGCACCCAAGTTCAAACCAAGGTTAAATTTACCAAAGGCATCAGCAAACCCTGATGCAAAAAAGTATCTGGAAAGTAGAAAAATAAATCCAGATAACTATTATTACGCCGAAAAATTTAAGGAGTGGACTAACTCTCTTCACCAAACATTCGACAGCACAGATAAAGATGAACCAAGGATTATTATTCCTTTGTTTTATCAAAATAATCTAGTCGGATTTCAGGGAAGATCGCTTGGTCCCAGCAAGGTTAAATACATCACTATAATGCTTGACGATGACGCACCAAAAATCTATGGTCTTGATGAAGTCCAAAAAAGTGAAACTGTCTACATTACAGAAGGTCCATTCGACTCAACTTTCATTCACAACTCGATTGCTCTTTGCGGAGCTGACGGTGATGTTGTTAACTGGGGTATTCGCGATTGTGTTTGGATATATGATAACGAACCACGTAATCGGGAAATCCTATCAAGAATTTCCCGTGTTATTGAAGATGGACAAAAAGTTGTCATCTGGCCTTCAACGATAAAAGAAAAAGATGTTAATGATATGATTTTATCTGGACTTGATGTTCAGTCTGTGATAGAATTAAATACTTACTCTGGATTAGAAGCAAAACTCAAATTCACTACCTGGAAGAAAATATGAGCAACGGTACAAAAGTTAAAAAGCGTGATGGTCGAATTGAATCTCTTGACCTTGATAAAATGCATCTTATGGTTGAAGAGGCATGTAAAGGTTTAGCGGGAGTTTCTGCAAGTCAAGTTGAGATGACTTCTGGAATTCAATTTTATGATGGAATTACTACTGCAGAGATTCAAGAAATTTTGATTCGTTCTGCTAGTGATTTGATTGATTTGGATCATCCAAATTATCAGTATGTTGCTGCTCGTCTGCTTTTATTTGCTGTACGCAAGCAACTTTATGGGAAGATGAAAGAACTTCCGACTTTAGAACAACACATTTATCAATGTGTTAATCATGAAGTGTATGATAATGATATCTTCAATAAGTATTCAAAAGAAGAAATTGAAAAGGCTGATAGTTTTGTTGATCATGATCGCGACTATCTGTTCACTTATGCGGGTCTACGTCAAGTCGTTGATAAGTACCTCGTGCAAGATAGGAGTGGTGGTGGTGTTTTTGAAACACCACAATTTATGTACATGATGATTGCTCTGACTATTTTCGCAGAGTATCCAAAAGAAACCAGAATGTCATATGTCAAGAGGTATTATGACGCAATCTCAAAACACAAAATCAACATCCCCACGCCAATCATGGCAGGAGTGCGAACTCCGCTTAGACAATTTGCTAGCTGTGTCCTTGTTGACGTTGATGACACCCTCGATAGTATCTTTAGTAGCGATATGGCTATTGGCAGATACGTTGCACAGAGGGCGGGAATCGGCATTAACGCTGGTAGAATCCGTGGCATCAACAGCAAGATCCGAGGGGGAGAAGTTCAACACACGGGTGTTGTACCATTTCTCAAGAAGTTTGAAGCAACTGTCAGATGTTGCACGCAAAATGGCATACGAGGTGGATCCGCGACAGTCCACTTCCCAATCTGGCATCAAGAAATAGAAGATATTCTTGTTCTTAAAAACAATAAGGGTACGGAGGATAATCGTGTTCGCAAACTTGATTACAGCATTCAGATCAGCAAACTCTTCTATGAGAGGTTCATTCAGGATGGCGAAATTACGCTTTTCTCCCCTCATGATGTACCTGGACTTTATGATCGCTTTGGACTCTCTGATTTTGATGAACTCTACTGTGCATATGAAAAGGATCCGTCCATTAAGAAAAAAACTGTTAAAGCACAAGAACTCATCCTTAATCTTCTTAAGGAACGTGCGGAAACGGGTCGTGTTTACATTATGAATATTGACCACTGCAATTCCCACTCTTCATTCAAAGATAAGGTGAATATGAGCAATCTTTGTCAAGAGATTACTCTTCCTACAGATCCTCTTCAGCATATTGATGGAGAAGGTGAGATTGCACTTTGTATTCTTTCTGCTATCAATGTGGGAAAAGTAAAGTCTGATGAAGAACTTGAGGAACTTTGTGATCTTTCTGTTCGTGGTTTGGATGAATTGATTGACTATCAAAAATATCCAGTAAAGGCAGCAGAAATCGCCACCAAGGCACGTCGTTCTCTTGGTATAGGGTTTATTGGTCTTGCACACTATTTGGCAAAACTTGGATACAATTATTCTTCTCAGGAAGCATGGGATGCTGTTCATGGACTATCAGAGTCTTTCCAGTATTATCTCTTGAAAGCATCTAACCAACTTGCTAAAGAAAAGGGTTATTGCGAATACTTTGGTCGCACAAAGTATGCTGATGGAATTCTTCCTATTGATACTTACAAAAAAGATGTAGACGAAATTTCTTCTATTGGACTCCAACATGATTGGGAAACTCTTAGAGCATCTATCCTGGAGCATGGTCTCAGGCACTCAACATTGTCCGCACAGATGCCATCGGAGAGCAGTTCCGTTGTGTCAAACGCAACCAACGGAATTGAGCCACCCCGTGGATTCTTGTCCGTTAAGAAAAGTAAAAAGGGACCGCTCAAACAGATTGTTCCGCAATATCATACCCTTAAGAACAACTATACGCTTCTGTGGGATATGCCTAACAACACTGGTTATATTAATGTTGTTGCTGTTATGCAAAAGTTCTTTGATCAAGCGATATCTGGAAACTGGTCATACAACCCAGAAAACTACAAAGACAATGAAGTTCCTGTGTCAGTGATGGCACGGGATTTATTATCCACATATCGTTATGGTTGGAAAACAAGTTATTATCAAAACACTTATGACATTAAAACTGATGAAGTAGTGGAAGAACCAAAACAAGACCTCCAATCACTTCTTCAAGAACTTTCTGGTGCCGACGAAACAACTTGCGATAGTTGTTCTATTTAATTAAAAAGTGTAAAAACCTATTATTATAAATAGTAATAGGTTTTTATTTTATCTTATGGAAGGTCGCATTTACAAAATAACTAACCAAGTCAATGGTAAGTTTTATGTTGGTATGACCAGAAAGAAATTGAAATATAGATTTAATAACCATTGCTATGATGCACTAATTAGAAACTCAAATTCTTATTTCCATAAAGCAATAAGGAAATATGGTAAAGAAAATTTTATAATTGAAGAAATTGAAGTATGTGGAAAAGATTTACCAGATAGAGAAGTATTTTGGATTTCTAAGTTAAAACCAGATTACAACCAAACTGTTGGTGGAGATAATGGTATTCTTGGATTTAAGCACTCTAATAAAACTAAAAAACTTCTTTCTGAAAAAAGAATAGGAAAGTATATCGGAGAAGAAAATTCCTTTTATGGTAAAAAGCACACTGAAGAAACTAAACAAAAATTGAGTAAAATGAGAAAAGGTCAACCATCTCCTTGTGGATTTGCTGGAAAATCGCACAAAGAAGAGAGCAAAAGTAAAACATCTCAAACACTCAAAAATAATCCAAATATAAAAAGAAACAAAGTATATCAGTATGATATTGAAGGAAACTTTTTAAGAGAGTTTCAATCTTTTGCTGATGCAGCACAATTTGTAAAGACAAGTCCTTCTAATATCAAATATACTTGCGAAGGAAAATTTAAGCACTGTAAAGGATACAAGTGGAGTTATGAATTATTACTATCTTTATCTAATTAAATTTGAGGACGGGCAATTTTATATTGGTTCTCGCAAATCAAAAGTAAAACCAGAAAATGACACAAAATATTGGGGTTCTCCGAGAACCTTTAAGCATTTGTGGGAAGATGTTTCTTTACCAAAAACAAAGCATATTCTAAAAGTATGTGATTCTTTTGATGAAATGAGAAAATTAGAACCAAAACTTATAAAAGATGCTTGGGAAAAATTTCCAGAGTTTTGCTTGAATAGATGTGCTTCTCCAATTTTTCATCCTGATGTTTGTGAAAAAGGTGGAAAAAAAGGTGGAAAAAAAGTATATGAATCCAAAAAAGGTATATTTGCATTAACACCAGAACAAAAAAGTGAAGCAGGAAAAAAAGGTGGGACAAAAGCATCAAGAATTCATAAAGAATTTGGATTGGGTTTATATTCTCTAACAAAAGAACAAAGAATTGAAAATGCTAAAATTGGAGGACAAAGGGTAAAAGAACTTGGAATGGGAATTCACTCTTTAACAAAAGAACAAAGAAGTATTCATGGAAAAAAATGTGGAGAAAAAGCAAAAGAACTTGGTCTAGGTATATTTGCATTAACACCAGAACAAAAAAGTGAACACGCCAGAAAATTAGGAAAAAAAGCAAAAGAACTTGGTACTGGAATTCACTCTTTAACAAAAGAACAAAGAATTCAAAATGGTAAAAAAGGAGGCAGAATAAGAGCAGAAAAAACAGCAAAAGAATTTGAATTACTTTCTCCAAATGGAAAAATAGTAAAAGGAAAAAATATAGCACAATTTTGTAAAGAAAATAATTTAAATAATGGGCACATTACAAGTGTTATTAAAGGTAGATTAAACCAACATAAAGGATGGACAAAACCATAATCTTAGAGTATGATGAAAACCAAATATTTTGGAGAGTTAAATAGAATGTGTGAGTTAAGTTCAGCAGAGGAGGGAGAGTGTGAATCCTGCGCAGTTTGATTTTAAAACTTCTTCAACAGAAGAAACCACCAATATTAAAGGAATGACAGTTTTTAACACCGAGAAAGTTGATACTAAAAAGCAACCAATGTTTTTTGGTAAGCCACTTGGGGTTCAAAGATATGATTCATACAAATATCCTATTTTTGATAAACTAACCACTCAGCAACTTGGATACTTCTGGAGACCTGAGGAGGTCTCCCTCCAGAAGGATCGTGGAGACTACCAAACTCTTCGCCCAGAACAAAAGCACATCTATACTTCTAATTTGAAGTATCAGATTATGCTTGATTCTGTGCAGGGTCGTGGTCCTGGTATGGCATTTATTCCATATTGCTCACTTCCTGAATTGGAAGCATGTATGGAAGTGTGGGGATTTATGGAGATGATCCATAGTCGTTCATACACTTATATCATTAAAAATGTCTATTCAGATCCTTCTGAGGTATTTGACACTATTATTGGTGATGAACGTATTCTGGAACGTGCTAAGAGCGTTACAGAGTCTTACGATGACTTTATTCAATCAGCACAACAGTATGGTGTATCCGATGCCTGGATGCATAATCTTGAGGGAGTTTCATACGCAAAGGAAACAATCAATGACGTTAAACGAAAACTCTATAGAGCAGTCGCAAACGTTAATATTCTTGAAGGTATTCGCTTCTACGTTAGTTTTGCTTGTAGTTTCGCCTTTGGTGAACTTAAGCTTATGGAAGGATCCGCTAAGATCATCTCTCTCATCGCAAGAGACGAAAATCAACACTTAGCACTTACTCAGAACATTCTGAATAAGTGGAGGGACGGTGATGATCCTGAAATGCAGAAGATTATGAAGGAAGAAGAAGAGTGGACTTATAAAATGTTTGATCGTGCTGTGAATGAGGAAAAGAAATGGGCAGATTATCTGTTCAAAGATGGAAGTATGATTGGACTGAATGATAAACTTCTTCAGCAATATGTTGAATGGGTAGCAAATAGAAGACTTAAAGCAATTGGACTAAAACCCCAATATGATATTTCAGCAAACAACAATCCACTTCCTTGGACTCAGCACTGGATTTCTTCTAAGGGTCTCCAGGTGGCACCCCAGGAAACTCAAGTGCAGTCTTATGTGGTTGGTGGAATAAAACAAGATGTCAAAAAAGACACATTTAGTGGTTTTAAACTTTAATTGACTTTAAGACTGAAATGGTGTATTATATAAATAATAATATGTAAGTTCAGTCTTAAAATGAATAATTATATTCTTTACTATTACTTAAGGGAGGACTTTAGTTCTCCCTTTTATGTTGGTTATGGAAGACCAAGAAGAATTAATTCCAGACATTCCAGGAGAAATGGTGCTGAAATTTTACCACCAAGAGAAAGAAGATGGATT